TACCTCCGGGGAAACCCGGACGTGCCTTGGAACGTCCTGACCCTGCTCCGTGACTGGGTGTCCATCCTTGCCACCACGGGCGTCGACGTAGTCGACGTCATGGTGCTTGGGGACGACACCCAGGGGCTGCAGTAGGTTCTATGTCGTCAGGGCTAGGGAAGATCCGTTCCCGGGATTCCGGGGTAGATCTGAAAAGCCTGACGTCTCTCTGGTCCTGCACAGCCAATGAATTGGCTGTGCGATGCCGCACTAGCGCCGTGCTCGACATAAAAACTGTCGAGCATCGCACCAAACACGAGGGGTTGCAGTTTCTAGCTGTAACCCTTACGGACTACGGAAAGGCCATCGAAAGATGGCTAGAACGTGGTCTCGTACTCCCTTCGGACGCAACCGAGTTTCGATTCGGAAGTCGTCTTACTGGTCTCCCCCCATTTCTGGGAGGTTTCCTTGGAGGTGTGTTTGATGTTGCTAGTGGCATTCTCCTGGAAAATCCGTCCGTCGAAGCAATCTATGCCCTCAGGCAGCTAACGCTGTCTTTCGGTAAGATCGCCCTCCCGAGTGATCCCCTTACGGGGGTCACTTCCCTGGTTGGCGGCCGTAAGGCCGTCTCCCCGGAACGCGAGAGGCGAGCGATGGACGAATATATCCAGTGTGAGAACGAAGTCCGAGAGGCAGATGCACGCCTTCTCCCCCATGACTGGGTGGAGTTTAGACGTGTGGCTAGCCTGCTTTACGACGATACCTTCCTAAAGGTCGACAGCGATGTCGCCCTAGGGAAGCTCGTCCCGAAGCACGGACCAGGCGCTGTCGCAGACAAACTAAGCAGCAATGCGAAGTGGAATCTGCGAACCTGGCCGTCTCGCCTCAGGCAGTATTTTCCGCCTGAGGACTTCCTCATAGTGAACGTGAAACCCGAAAGGGTCAAAGCGTTACACGAGGAAGTGCACTTCGTCGAACCCGATGCAGAAGTGCCCGTTAAGGTCACCGCTGTACCTAAGACGCTCAAAACACCACGCATTATCGCGATTGAGCCGACTGCTATGCAGTATGCACAGCAGTCCCTCTTCCGATCGTTGCGTGACCGGTTAGCTGAGGATGACTTCCTCAGGACCGTGATTGGAATCGATGACCAAGACCCGAATAGGGAAATGGCTCGAGTAGG